GGCTTCTCAAGGCAGCAGCTAGGCTGGAGCATATCCAGAAGAACCAGCCCAAGGCCAAGCCCGTAGCCAAGCTTAAGCAGTGGACGCCACAGCGGGGGCTCGCCCTGCAGGCCAAGGCATCCCGGAAGCACCGGAAGGTTTACGTGGACCGCTCCCGCAACAAGTATCACGAGGCAGCCAAGAGACTCTGGGAAAAAACAAATTCTAAATAGGAGTTGACCCTGATCTGAATTCTGATATAACTACCCCAATGCAATACCAAGACTTACCCAAGACCAGCACCTTCGAAGGCATCCACACCGTCTTCGTCTACGGCACCCTCAAGCAAGGCTTCCACAACAACCGCCTCCTCACTGATGCGGAGAAGGTTGACGAAGGCCACACTGTCCGGAAATACGATATGCACTACAGCGGCGGACTCCCCTACGTTCTCGAGAGCGGAGACACCAGCAAAATCCACGGGGAGGTTTACCTCGTGAACGATGCGACCTTCTCTCAGCTCGACAGGCTGGAAGGGCACCCGGACTTCTACGAGCGCCGGATCACGTGGATCCAACCCAAGCTCGGAGCGCCTCGCAAGGCATGGGTTTATTTCTACAACGAGAACGGACCCTCCAGAAGCCTGAACGGCCTCACGTTTAACGCAGGAACCCTCGTCGAGGAAGGAGTCCACACTCACTAAGTTGACTCTTGACTATCACTGCAAGCCAGTATAAGACTGTAGCGCAATGAACATATTTTACCTTTCACAAGATCCCGTCGACGCAGCTCGCCAACAGTGCGACAAGCACGTCGTAAAGATGATCCTCGAGACAGCCCAGCTGCTGTCCACTGCTCACCGAGAGATCGACGGCGACGACTACGCCGACAGCAGCGGACTCTACAAGCGCACGCACAAGAATCATCCTAGCGCCGTCTGGGTTCGCCAGTCCCACTACAACTACCTTTGGACCTTCGAACACTTCCGAGGTTTGCTCGACGAGTATACCAAGCGCTACGGCAAGATACACGCCAGCGCTCGTCTCCTCGTTGCATTGTCCCGCTACCCTCGCAACATCAACGTAACGCCATTCACCGCTCCCCCGCAGTGCATGCCTGACGAATACAAGCAGGACGATACCGTCGAAGCTTATCGCGCTTATTACATCGGGGACAAATCATACATGGCCAAGTGGGCCCACTCCGAGGCTCCAGCATGGTTCCCAATTCTCACTCACTAAAATCAATGAACATAACAAAAGGAAAACATCGCAGGCCCCAGCGCCTTGTGGTTTACACGCCGGAAGGGTTTGGCAAGTCCACCCTTGGAAGCCAGTTCCCCAACCCTCTCTTCATCGACATGGAGAAGGGCGGGACTGATCACCTTGACGTATCCCGAGTCAAGGCTGAGACATATGCAGAAGCCAAGGAGGCCGTAGCTCATGTGACAGCCAACCCTAGCGAGTTCGGGACTGTAGTGGTCGACACTGCTGACTGGCTCGAGAAGCGGATCTCCGCTCACGTCTGCAAGCAGCACAAGCAGGACTCTATCGAGGGGTTCGGATATGGCAAGGGTTACACCTACCTTGCGGAGGAGTTCAGCAGGTTCCTGCTCTCTCTGGATGGGCTGATCTCCGCAGGAGTGAACGTCCTTGTGCTGGCCCACAGTCACGTGAAGCCATTCACTCCACCGGACGCAGCTCAGGGCTACGACCGCTATGAGCTGAAGATGAGCAAGCAGACAGCTCCTATCCTGAAGGAGTGGTGTGATGCTCTCCTCTTCGGGAACTTCCACACCCGGGTTCAGGATCGCCAGCAAGGCAAGGCTCGTGGAGTGGGCGGAACCGAGCGCGTGCTCCACACCGAGCATGCAGCAGCATGGGACGCCAAGAATCGCCTTGGACTGGCTGGCAAGGTGCCATTCACCATCGACAGCCTCTCCGAGTTCGTGATTACCCCTCAGAAGGCCCAGGATGCCCCTGAGGAGGTCGCAGCAGCTCCCGAGGGTAACCACACCCCAGAGCCCGTAGAAGCCAGCACAGGCGATCCTGAGGGCGTTACGGGCCCTCTCCCCCACGTAGATGTGGCTGGACTGGCTGATCTGGTCGACAAATCCGGAGATCTGACCGGGGAGGACCTGAATGGCTTCCTGCGGGACCGGGGACAGATCGGAGAGCGCGAGGGCTGGGGCCACGTGGGCGTAGGATACGCTCAGAGGGCTCTGGGCAACCCTGACGGGTTCTTGGGTGCAATCCGTAAGTGGAAGGAGCAGGCATGAGCCTCCGCTCATCCGCGCTACCCAAGCTGGCGCAGTGTTCATCCTTCGAGGGTAGTCGAGGGCCTGCGGGCCCCGCTGCTCTCCGGGGGATCACCATCGACTACGTCTGGCGGAAGCAGATCTGGATCGAGCAAGGGAACCATGTTGACGACTTCGACGAATGGAGTAACAACGAGGACCCTGTCGAGCTTGGACCAGCAGACGAGAAGTCCATCGAGTGGGGCGTCGAAGCTGTCCGCAGCATTCTGGGAGAACACTTCAACAAGTGCGAGACCAGAGCGAGCCAGTGCAAGATCCGCGCACCGTTCATGAACTCGACCGGGGAGATGGATGGCGTATGTCATCGCACCCGGACAACCTTCGACCTCAAAACCGGAATGATCCGGGGCTACCGTGAGCAGATGGCCGCGTATGCTCTCGGCATGATGGAGGAGACATTCGAGGAAGAGTGGACGTGCTACCTCATCTTCTGTGATCAGAGGGAGGCAGTTCGTCACGACTTCACTCGTGCGGAGGCTGAGGAGATCATCAAGAATCTCGCAGCTGAATATCACACGGAAGAGAAGCAGCCCACGCCTTGTGAGTATTGCAACTGGTGCGCCCATGCAAACACTTGCGATGCTCGCATCATCTCAGCGAATAAGACGTTCGGCCAAGTTGGTAGACTTGTTGCTGGCGACTCATTTGACGAGATCCTCGATGATGAGGAAGAGCTGGCGTCATTCTTGGACGGCGCTCATGTTGTGATGGACTACCAGAACCAAGCCAAGGACCGCGCCCGGGAAGTCGGGGGAGTCAATGGATGGAAGACGGTGAAGTTCAAAGGACGCGAGTTCGTAGATAAAAAAGCACTCCCTGAATTTGTTAAGCAGAACGAGCTTGACTTAATGGAAGTTCTCAGCTATTGTTCAGCCCTGCCCGCAAACAAGCTCCGCGAAATCGCAGGAGACAAGGCAGACAAGATCATCTCCCGGGGCAAGGATGTCCTGCAACTTAGAAAGACAAAGAAAGACACAGACAAATGAAAATCACACTCCCAAAAGATCCACCCAAGCCCCGCATCATTCCACGCTGGGCAGCTAAAGGCCTGATCCCTGTCCGCCTTCGTAAGGACGGCAAGGTTCGCTTCAATCCCTACCGCAGAGGAAAACATGCTTGCAACCGTGGAGCAGTTGTAGTAAGATCTCCTCACATCAAAGTCGGACTTTAATTCTCCAACAATACAAACAACAACAACAACAGATAAGAAAATGCCAGTATACAAGCAAAGCAACAGTGAGCCCTCCGCCCCGATCGAAACCCTCGCTCCCGGACGTTACGGCTTCGAGGTTATCGCTGCGGACGAAGTGGTCGCCAAGAGCGGCAACGAGATGATCAAGCTTAACCTCAAGATCGCGGCCAAGCCTAACCGCGTCTGGGACAACTTGGTCTTCACCGAGAAGGCCTTCTGGAAGATCGACCAGTTCCTCGTCGGGACCGGAGCCAATCTCGACGAAGGCGCAGAGGTCGAGGTTACCGCCGATGGTTGTCTCGGACTGACCGGGATCGTTGAGCTGGGCGTCGAGCCCGGAATGGGAGCGAACAGCGACCGTGAGTTCAACAACGTGGTCAAGTATATCCACCCCGGATCCTACACCGTCGCCGACCGTGACACCATGGAAGCGGTGAGCAGCTGGGCAGTTGACGCAATCGCGCCAGCTCCTGCAGCAGCTCCTGCAGCCCCGGTGGCTGAGGAAGACATGCCTTTCTAATCTTGGGAAGCACGCAATGACATTCTCCCCACGGGCCTACCAATCCGAATTTGTTGACGCAGTCATAGCGGACCTCCGCTCGCACGATAGGGTGCTGGGAGTCGCGGCAACAGGAGGCGGAAAGACAATCATCGCATCGATGATAATGTCGAAGGCCCGGGGGAGATGTTTATTTTTAGCAGACGCCAAGGAGCTAGTCACGCAGAACGCAGACAAGTTCCATAAGTTCACAGGAGAGACAGCAGCTGTTGAGATGGCTGCGGACAAGGTCGACATAGAGGATTCTCCGAAAGTGGTTGTTGCCACTACTCAGTCGATCGCCCGGAGGTTGGAAAAATACCCCCGGGATTATTTCAGCCTTATCATCGTTGACGAGGCACACCGTAACACCGTGGGCGAGCAGGCCCAGAGCGTTATCAACTACTTCGACGCTAAGCTCCTCGGCATGACAGCCACTCCTTTCCGCTCAGACCGGAAGCAGCTGGGAGATTACTACGATACGATTGCGGTGGACATTGGACTCGAGCGCCTGATCCGGGAGGGCTTCCTCTCACCGATCATCATCAAGTCCGTCCCGGTAGACTTCGACTTGTCCGGGGCCCGCACTACAGCAGGAGACTACAACACTGCAGACCTCGGGCACGCCATCGAGCCACACCTCGAAGCAGCAGCTGCTCTCCTCAAGGAGCACGCCTCAGACCGCAAGACAGTGGTATTCCTTCCCCTGATTAAAACCAGCAAGCTCTTCGTTGAGGAGCTTAGGAAGATTGGAGTCAAGGCAGTTCACGTTGACGGGAACGACCGGGAGGAGGCTCAGACATTCTACAATGGAGACGCAGACGTGATCTGTAACGCTTCCCTGCTCACTACAGGCTGGGACTTCCCCGCTACAGACTGTGTGTTCGTCCTGCGTCCTACTAAGTCGCTCGCCCTGTTCCAGCAGATGGTAGGTAGGGGCACGAGAATTTCTCCGGGGAAGAAAAACATGCTTCTGTTAGATCCGCTCTTCCTGACCGATGATCACAAGCTGATCACCCCGGCGAGACTGCTGGCTACCACTCCAGCGCAGGCCGAGTGTCTGGATGAAGTGGTCCGGTCCGGGGAGGAGATCGACCTTCTCGAGTCAGTGGGCGAGGCTGAGCAACTCCACAAGGACAAGCTCGAGCAGGAGCTTCGCGAGAAATCCAAGCGGGCCGGGAGAACGATCGACGCCATGGAGTTCTGCCTGAATGTGGACGCCTACGATCTGGCCTCATATGAGCCTCAGATGGGCTGGGAGCTGGATTCCCCCAGTGATACGCAACTGCGGACTCTCAAGGCTTTAGGGTTCGATCCTCAGGACGTAGAATACAAAGGACAGGCCAGCAAAATTATTGACTTGCTAAAAGACCGGGAATCGCGTAGCTTAGCATCTCCCAAACAGGTTCGCCTGTTGAAACGATTCAGATTCCCCAACTACAACCTAGCAACCAAGGCCGAGGCCAGTAGGTTCCTCGGACGTAAATTCAAGAGATAATGCCAACATATACACAGAACACAACACGCAGAGACTCGGACCTCCCGTTCTCTGTTCAAGACTTTATCGATGGGGGCGCTCCTGAGGGACAGCGCAACCATACCTTCTTCGCGGCCTGCACCCAGTTGAGGGATGCGGGATACAGCCAGAGCGATGCTGAGGGGATCCTCGTGGGCGCTGGGATGCGTCACGGCCTGAAGGAGCATGAGTGCCGGGTATCAGTCAACTCAGCCTTCAGCAAGCCAGCACGGCCCGCACCGAGTCATGGCGGCGAGCAGCGCAACGAGGCCCGGAAGAAGTTCAAGCTCAAGCGTAACGACTCCGGAGAGATGGTCGAGAAGAAGAAGGGCACCAAGCGCAAGCTGGAGCAGTCACGCCCGGTCCCTCTCCCCACCCCAATCTTCGACGGGTTCACCGATCTCCTCGAGGCAGCGTTCCTCCCGGGGGAAAAGGTGTGCATTGCAAGCTTTCAGGAAGATGCCAACACCGGGGAGAACCTCGGCCCCACTGCAGGCACCAGCCTCCCCCGGGAGAAGTGGATTGAGCGATATAGCTCCAAGAAGGGCGACATGGGTCGCATTATGGGAAAGGGTGTCCATGGAATGCTCATGCGGATTAACCCGATGGATGGCGAGGGAGTCAGCGACCAGAACGTCACCAACTTCCGGCACGTCCTCGTTGAGTGGGACAAGGATCTCGAGGGGAACCTGATCTCCAAGGAGGAGCAGCTGGGTATGATTCTCGGGTCCAACCTGCCAGTGACCGCAGTGATCGATTCAGGAAACAAGTCTGTCCATGCATGGGTCAAGGTGGACGCAGAGGACCGGGAGCAATACGATGAAAGAGTAGATGAGATCTATGACCTATTCAGCCAGCATGAGCTGGACAAGCAGAACCGGAACCCATCGAGGTTCTCCCGGGGAGCAGGCTTCAATCGCACCGTAGACGGCAAGACCAACGAGCAGTCGCTCCTCCTCACGAAGGTGGGCGCTGAAAGCTGGGACGCATGGGAGAAACTGCAGGAGGTCAGCCTTCTAGGTGAGCCCCTGCGGATCTCTGACCTCATGAAGTTCGACGTGAGCAACGATCCCACCAATATCCTCGGAGATCGTTGGCTCTGCAAGGGAGGCTCTCTGGTGATCAACTCGCAGGCAGGAGTGGGTAAGTCCACCCTAACCACACAGCTCGCTATGGGCTGGGCTCTGGGACGTGAGGACATGGCTCTCGGCATTAAGCCAGTCAAGCCACTCAAGAGCCTCATTCTTCAGGCCGAGAATGACACAGGAGACCTCGCAGAGATGGCGCAGGGTGTTCGTAACGGATTCAAGCTCTCGGAGGCTGACAGTAAGACTGTGGACGAAAACATCCTCTTCCACCGGATCACCGATAAGATGGGCTGGGACTTCCTGCAGATCGCAGAGCAGCTCGTGAGTCTCCACAAGCCTGATATCCTGTGGGTAGACCCTCTCCTCTCCTTCTTCGGCGGAGATATCAATAAGATGGACGAGGTCATGGCCTTCTGTGCTGAGGGCCTCAACAACCTTTCCAAGCGGACCGGGGTCATCAACATCCTGATCCACCACATGGGCAAGCCGCCTAAGGATGCCAAGGTTCTCGATACCATGACCGGATCCGATCTGGGATACATGGGCCTCGGTAGCTCAGCCCTGACGAACTGGGCCCGGGAGGTCGTCACCTTCCATAGAGTCAACAAGGACGCAGAGCTCCCCACTTTCCAGCTCACCACGACCAAGCGCCGGAAGCGTGCTGGGATGCGGGACCCTGAGACCGGAGAGATCACCGAGAGCATCTTCATCCGCCACTCTGGCAAGGGCCTCACGTGGAAGCAGGTGAGCAAGTCAGATGCAACCGCTACCCCTGACGACGGACAAGAGCAGGGATGTGGTGGAGGCAGCTACCCTGACGGTCCTCGCAGGACCATGGGAGGAAGGACTTTTGTGAGGGGATCGAATAACGTCTCCGGAGTGATCACCAACGACAACGCGCCATTTTAACGAAACGAAACAATGATTAGCAGATACGAAAAAAGACAGCAGCTCGAGGAGTCTAACTACAAGAAGGTTTACGCCGATTGGATCGACTCACTCAGCGACGAAGATAAAGCAGGAATGAAGACATCCCTACTCAAGCCACACGTTGACGGAAAAGCCGGAGGAGTCGCAGACTGTGACCTTGCGGACTCCCCGCTGGCGTCATACAACCCGCACGAGGACGACGGTCAGCCTGAGGAGAGGGCTGAGGTCGTCAACGGAATGAGCCCGGAAGATGTCTGGGAAATCCTTCGTCGGGTTATCGGCGAGATCAAGTCCAGTAAGAACCCGGGCCTCACCATCGAGTGCGTAGCCCTTGCTTCCGGCCTCAGCTATCTGGGAGACAGCCAGCAGGAGATTGCTACCAGACACGGAGTCACCCGGGCTGCAGTCAGCAAGCGGTGCGTCCAGTTTTGTGAGGCAATCGGACTCGAACCATCCCGCGCAATGCGCTCACTTGATGCTCGGGAAGCATACCGAGACGCACGCAATAAGAGCCTTGGAAAGTGATTGACTATGGACTTCAACTCTGATATGCTCTTCGACATGCCTGAGGATAAATCCCCAAGACTCCTCTGGATGGAAAAGCACAACATCAAATACATCAACACAGGATATTCATTCATCGCCAGCAAGCGAAAAGAGACACCAGACAACACATCTGAAATGGGTGAGCTTACCAAGTCGGAAGCAACCACTCTAGACTTCGCTCTTCAGGAGCTGGCCTATAAGTTAAAAATCAAACCATGGAACTGGACAGAATAAATGAGCAACAATAACACAGAACTAGGGTTCGTCTCTAAAGAGATGGACGGAATGGAGATCAGCCAGTTCGGTCTGGCGATCGTCGAGCCTGAGAAGGTGACCGAGGAGAGCCTCGAGTTCATCATCAAGCAGGCTGCACGTCTAAACAAATGCAGCAAGTTCATCATCGGCGATGCAATGATCGCTGCGGGCGAAAGAATGGAAGGTGATATCTGGGAGCGATTCCACGAGATCACTGGATTCGACGTCGCAGTTCTCAAGCAGGCTGTCCGGGTAGCTCGGGCAATTCCTGTAGCGGACCGCAACGAAGAGCTTTCCTTCGAGCATCACAAGATCTGCGCCAACCTCGACCCGGCAACCCGGAACAAGTTCCTCGCTCTTGCGGACGAGAAGAAGCTGACGCAGGCCAAGCTGAGGAAGTCAATCCTTCTGGGGCGTGAAGCCACGGACGAGGACATGACCGAGGCACCCGGCGGTGGACATGATAACCTGAGCCCGCACGTGAACAGGATCGTAACCTTCGGACGCAAGCTCGAGGAGAGCGGATATCTGGATGATGCAGAGGTAGAGCAGCTCTACGCCATGCACAAGGACCTCCTGCCTGCTCTGGCTCTCCACAGTAAGCTGGTCCAGAAAATGACCGAGAAGGACATGACCATCACGGACGAGATCGAGGAAGACTTTAAGAAGCTGAACAAATGATTGAGACATACGCAGACAACAACGGAGGATCCTCCCCTCAGGTAAATGGAGGAGCGCAGCTTGTGAGGCTGACGTTCAACGGGTCAATAGCTATCTGGGACGGACAGAGTGCATTCTGCACCGTCCTACACCCAGCTGACTACTGCAGCATGAACGTAGGCGAACACTACACGCTTCCCATCAAGGACGGCAAATACGACCTCAGCGGGCTCGAGAGCTGGCGCGGGGAACTTAAGGTAAGGGAGCTAGGTCTCTCTCATTCGGGCCCTGACAGCGTCGCGCCTCCTATCCCTAGTCCAGAGCAGGACTTCGTGATGGAACTTCTTCCACAGGTTAAGCCTATCGAGCAGATCCTCGAGGATATAGCGAAAGAGAACGGCCTCGACTCCATGTTTGACTTCAACTCGCAGCCCCCGCTGCACGATCAGGATCCACCCAATAACCGCTTCAACTAATGGAACTACAAATCGAAAACGTGAGTATTTCAGAGGTTCTCCCATACGTGGGGAACGCTAAGAAACACTCAGACACGCAGGTGACCGAGATTGCGTCCTCCATCAAGGAGTTCGGGTTCTCCAATCCGATCCTAATCCGAGAGGATGGGACCATCATCGCGGGCCATGGTAGACTGCAGGCAGCGCAGGTCCTTGGTCTCTACACTGTGCCCGTCATACGGCTCTCTCACCTCTCTGAAACTCAAGCACGTCTTCTGACCCTTGCGGACAATAAGATCGCTGAGAATGGAAGCTGGGACGAGGAAATGCTCAAGGCGGAACTGGGAGACCTCGAGGACACCAATAACTGGACGGACCTCATGAAGACCGGGTTCTCCGAGAGGGAACTTGAGGATCTCTTCGACGACCTCGAGGACATCGAGAGCGACTCGGTAGACACCGGCAACGCTCCTGACATGTTCCGATTCCGGAACTACGCAGTCGAGATGACGAAGGCAGAGGCTTCGGCCCTGACGGAAGCTCTCGAGAACTACGCAAATGACAAGGGGACCTACATGGGGTTCGTGAATTTCACGCTGAAAGGATTAAACTAATGGACACAAGCACAGAGAAACTATTCAACGACGGCCTCTACGGCACGGAAACACTAAACGCAGACGAGTGCGCTATCATCTCCACCGAGCTAGGACTCGAAGGAGAGGACGCAGTCGAACCTAACTGGAGACCGCTAGTTAATGGCGTCCCTATGATACTGACGCCAAGCGGATTCTTTTGCGGGGTAACAGGGGGCTGGAAATCTAGGACTAACCTGCAATGGATAAACAAGGACACTCCTTATGGATACATTTCTTGACGTGGGACAGTGGTTCATGGTCTCGACAGCGATCACGTGGACGATCCTGACGGTAGTAGATGGATAACACAGAGAGGGGCCTTCGGGCCCCTCTTTTGACGTAAGGACAGGAGCATGGGACTGGTGCTGGATGCCTCTATAACGCCTCTGAAGGGCGCGGAATACAACCCCCGACATATTGACGGGGAAGACCTCGAGGCGCTCAGAGAGAGCGTCACAGAGCTGGGGATCGTCAAGCCTATCATCGCAAACGGCGAGACCATCGTCGCAGGACACCAGAGGACCCGGGCTCTCAGGGCTGTAGGGATCGAGGAAGCGCCTGTCTACTTCATAGATGAGGAGCTGACCGTGTATGATGAAGTGATCTTCAACCAGCTCCACAATGGCACCGATAGCGACGAAATGGACGCAGAGTGCTTCGTGGAAGGCCTCGAGAGTGTAACAGGCTGGCATCAGGCTGACCCAGAGTGCGTGCGTGGAAACCACAGGGCCCCCGGGGCGATCTTCCGGACGCAGATGCAGAAGCTGATCCTGAAGTATGGCCCATGGGGCGGATGCGTAGCCACTCAGGATGGAGAAGTGATCCACTGCGGACAATATGCTCTCGCCTGCGCTCTGGTCGGCGAGCCTGTCCTTGTGTTTGTCATCGAGGAGAGCGACAGGGAGAAGTTCATTGAGAGACTGGGGAGGTCTTACGGAGTGTATTCCTACGATCACGTCGAGAAGAAGGACTACATTCAGAGCCTCGCACAGATGCCACGCCTCAGGAAGGGCAAGGGAGGAGTCAACTCCATGAAGAAGTCAGTGCTGTATGAGACGCAAGTAATCCCATGGCTACGGGACAACCCAGACGCCAAGGTGCTCGACTTTGGATGCGGGCACGGCGACTACGTTAAGATGCTGAGAGACGAATACGACATCCGAGGCTTCGACCCGTTTCACAGGAAGCGTAGCCAACTGAATATATCGGCGATCAATCGCATGGCAGATGGGATCATCGAGGCGGGATGCCAATTCGACGCTGTGGTGTGCGACTCGGTTATCAACTCGGTGAATTGCGTTGAGTCACGCGACGCGCTGTTCGCAACCATCTCTGCATTCTGTAGACCGGGCGGGAATGTGTTTATGGCTGGACGCGCACGCAAGCACCGGGAGAACGTGAAGACGTTCACCAAGGCCGCAACGAAGAGCAAGACTCCTGTGGACATCGCGTTCCTAGATGAGCACGGCTTCACCGGGACTTACCGTCGGGGCTCTTGGTTCTTTCAACTGTTCATCGACAAGGCTGACGTGATCAAGTTCGCAGACGTCGCGGGGATGGATGTTGTGGGTGGAAGCTTCCCGGCAAGTGCTGGTGAATGGCAGGGCGTTTTGAAGGTTAGAGACGAGCGCCCATGCAAGGAGATGTTACTGGATGCGGTGCGCTGGGAGTTCAACCTACCCGTTTCGGGTGATGCTAGGTTAGGGCGGCATGATGTGGCTGAGGCCTTGTCCCTTGTTTTGTAGGCTTAAACGCACGTGGAATCTTTTCTCCATTTATGGTTGCGGCTTCTGAGGTTTCTGGTAATGTTCATACATCGGCCACAACGAAGGCCTCAACAAGAACAACCAACCAGACAGAACAGTGAACAACAATACCGATACCAAGAGCATCAACAGCACGAAGCCCAACCCTAACGACGGCATCGTAATCATCTAGAGCCAATCACCTAACTTCAACCAGTAGAACACTCAGACCAATGAACGCAGACCAAGCAGCAGACGAAATCATCGACCTCATCAGCCCTGACTACATCGAGGCCTACAACAACAGCGACGACCCCCACACTTTCGTAAACTGGATGCTCGCACCCTTCAAGAAGCACTTCGAAGCAGACGACTTCGAGCTCGTCGTAGAGGACACCCACATGATCCTCGGCGGAGCCGCCTAATTGACATCACACTTTAGCAAGGGGGGAGGGTAGAGCTGGGCTCACACTACACAACAACAAGCCAACAAGCACCTCCCCCCCTGCAGATTCAAGCCGATCCTCTCCTCTAGCCTCTCGGGACAGGTAAGGTAAACACAAAAGAGACGCACAACACACAAACAAAAGAGGAGTCGGAACCGCGAAGCGATACTGACAGTCAGAAGACTCCTCACCCGGTGAACTAAACCCTCGAGCTCACGAATGCCTAGGTGACCCCGGGCGAAGATCCCCACTAGAAATAGTGGGGATTTTTCGTTTGGCTGTATTGACTTTGTGTCAAGGGTGCTATGGCAACCATAAAATTCGATGACCTCTATCAGGAGACCATCACAGCAGACACGGAATTTCAACTCGAAGGCGGCACCCTCTACGTGGGAGAGTGGGGCGCTGGCGTAGACCTGCAATTCAGAGGCGCTGATGCATTCATCAGCTATGACGATCAGTCACCGGGCGCTGTATTTCGCGCACCGTCAACCGGGAAGATGAAGTGGGTTCACACTTCCGACTCCGACGTTTCTATCAAGCAAATCGAACAACACTAAAGCATGCACCCTTTTTCTTACCCACTTACCGGCGGGGGATCGAGCGGCGCTGCAGTCAACGTCGACGACGTCCAAGGCTACTACGGCCTGCTGACCGGGTTCTACTTTGGCGGAGTTTCAACCGATACCGAGATCGATGACACGAACGTAGACCAGTGGGTCGACGTTCTTTTTGATATTGATCCTGCGGGAGAGTTCGACAACCGTCCCACGTCCATGAAGGACGCCAACGCAGTCGGAAGAATCGGAGACGGATCCGCAGGGAATCCAATCATGTTCAACCTCGAAGGCCTCGACATGCACTCAGCTGCAAACTTCCGGGCATCGATGGCATTTGAGCCTGATACCGATGAGTCGATCCTCGAGACCAGACTTCTCTTCGCTCGCCACTCTGGCACAACTCCCAGCGAAAACTTCTCCATTGAGGAGGTCACGCTCAACATGACGCAGGGAGCAGACATCGAATACACTGCGGAGCCTATGCTCTCGTTCTTTGTCGGCGACACCATCGACACCAACGGCCCCGGCGACGCCGGAAAATGCTGTTTTCAAATCAAATCTTCCGTTGAGGGCACAGCGAAACTTCGCGCTCTCACTTGGTATATCCAGAAATAACTAAAACAATGTCTAGAAAAGTTAAAATATTCTCCGACACAGACAAGGGCTGTATCTTCTTTGAAGGATCCACAGTAAACCCT